GGAAGAGGCGGGAGTTAGCAAAGCGACTGTACATCTATGGATGAGAGACCCTGAGTTTGTAGAGGTGTTCTATCAGAAGTATATGATTTCTTTCGGGTCTAAACTGCCATCTATTTTAAATGCTATGATACGAGAAGCTGAAGCAGGTAATGTTCAAGCGGGTAGGCTTATTCTTGAACATTCAGGCAAACTTATAAAAAGGGTCGAAGTTAATAATACACAAAGCCCATTTGAGAAGTTTCTCGATAACGCATCTCCTAAACGCTATGAGAGTGTCCAAGAAGCAGAATTTACGGTTATGCCAGAAAGACCAGTCTACGAGAAAAAAATAAAACCCAAAACAAAGGCTCAAGAGAAAGCAGAGCTACGTAAATTGGAGAATACTATGGAGAAACGTAGGGAATCTGCCAAATGGCGTACAAGAGCAAAGAATGTAGGCGTAGAAATCCTACCAAGGGGTCGGAAAACCCCAAATCAAACGAAAGAATGGCAAGAAAAGGTAATAAAAGCCGAAAATAGCTAATTCTGCCATATCTCTCAATATTACTAAACTTACAGGTAAAAAACCAGTACCGATTTTTCGGTATACCCCCTTTGACCCCCCTATACCAATTAATTGGGTGGGGTAAGCCCTTTTTTGCCTATCCCCACCCTCGGTGAGACACTGAAAACCATGTCTGATTTTTTCGAACCATATATACTAACGTATATATATAGATATAATATATAATACCTTTAGGTAGAATCTAATATATCGATATTGGCATTTAGTTAATATCTATTTGCTTCTTGTCTGATTCCAAATGTTCTTTCTTCGGAATCTCGATTCTAAGTACACCATCCTCAAATTTGGCAGTGATTTCAGTAGATAAGTTATCACCTAATTGAAATGAACGCTTAAATGAGGAGTGCTTTAGTTCTCTCATAATATAACGGGCATCTTCATCTTCTAACTGGTGCTTATCACCACTGATCGTGAGGACTCTGTCTTCTACGTCGATGTTGAGTCGTTCCTTCTTCATTGAAGGCATTTCAGCGACGATTACAACGCATTCGTCGTAATCAACCACATCTACCTTCGGGAAAGAACCGTGTTTGAATGAAATTCCAAATTCTTTTTGGAAGTTCGGGAATTGGCTTTGCACAATCTTATCAAACATTGTGTCAAAGGGTGTTAGAAATTCATCTCGATTGAAATGAATTGGTACTCTTGCTATTTTCATTATTAACTCCTATTGTTATGCAAGTTGGCATCCTCACAATGAGCGATGCTTAAAAAACTATTTAATAATCAGTTTTTAATTCTTCGGCAAACTCTTCTTCAACTTCTTCGAGGAAGTCAGCTTCTGCCGAAACGATAGATTCTCTCACATTGAATGAATTGCAAGCTGGACACTCTTCATTGGTATTACCAACAGCAAGAGTATTCCAATCCCATGCACAATCATCACAAACCCATCGTTTTATGTTATAATTTTTCATATTTTTATTGTATCATTAATCTCAATGTCTTCTGGCATTAGCTGGCAGTAGCAATACTCTTTACAGACACTCCATCCAGAAGCGGGCATCCCTCTTGATTCCCAGCCTTCCCATGTGTCAAGTTCTCCAGCTCTGCTTTCACAATCAGGGCATACATTCTTTGAGACAGTAACCCATCTCAACTTTCGCCCCATTTCTCCGCTTCTGCGGAATGCTTGGTTAATTCCTCCAACAACTCCTCGCTTAATGGAGTTGCCGAACTCCCCAAAGATTCTTCCTCTTTCCCTAAAATCCGTACCAAGAACCCCAATAATTGATTGTTCGCTAACGCCACTTCGTGTAAGTCGTTCAATTTCTTGTCTAAGTCGTTCTGTGAAGATTCGCACATCGTAAGATAATCCGAGAGCAATCCATAAAAGTATTTCTCTATCTTTGTCATCTAATCTCTCTTTGTCTGCCATAATATACTACCCTTATGTTTTTAATACAAGTGGTGATTTTCTGTAGAGAGACTCCCTGATAGAATCTGTGAAGGTTTTTTGTATATCTTCCAGTTTCGGGATGACTATAAATGGTCTGGGTGGGAAATGCCCAGTTTTATGCCCACTATGGTGAGCAGGTGCATAACCAACCATCTCCATCCCATCTTTTGTCTTCTTTAGACTGTCGTGTAAAGCCCCCGATTCATAGAGTGGCGTACTCCCACCATATTTACCTCTTTTACGCCTATCTATTGTAGACTGTTTAAGTTTTGGTTTTACCTTGCCGCTTTTTATAAAATCTTTGGATAACTCTACAGATGTCCCGACAAAACTATCGGATACAAATTTATCAATTAACTTAGGCATATCACTGGCAAGTTTGCCGAAATCAACCCCGACTTTTATCTCTAACTTCATTCCAGAAATCCTCCCCTAATTTTTTCGCTTCAAAATATTCATCCTGATACTGGAGAATCAATCTTTCCACCTGACGCTCTCCCCAAGCAGAAGGGTCTTTGATTATTTCAGCAATATTACCTTCTAATTCAAATTCAATATCATTGATCTGATCCAGTTTCCTGACGGAATTGAGCAAAGATTGACTGTTTTGACTCTGTTTCGTTGGTTTGCCTGTTGTCATCGATTATTCCTTGTGCTTGTTTGACTGTTAAGTCTTTATTATCTCTTACCATAATTTTGGCACGAGTAATTAAATTTTGTTCCAAATCGAATTGATCTTTTAAGATTTGGTCTTGTACTGTTGTCGGATATTCCACTTCCTCGAAGTCGATTCCAAAATCTTCAGGTAACATAATACCATTATATTCAGCAATAATTCTTTCCACAGAATAAAAATCTTTTTCATATAATCTCCATAGGGCTATGTCATCAAAGTAATCTTCTTTTCTTTCGAGGTCTTTTATCATTAGACTAATTCCCGAAGGGACTTCACCGCCAGATTCTGCCCATTGAACCCATAAGTGATTATTAGAAGCTACAAGTTCAATTTGAAATTTAATATTATCTATCGATTCTTGCACATTGCCACTTGGGGAGGTTACGTGGTATTCTCCTTCATCGCCCATATCAAGTATTTCGTTAGAACCCGCTCTCATTAAGTTTTGGTCACTGCGAAGCCCTTTTACCCATGGCTGACCGAACATATTAAATCTCATCCCGAGATTCATCTCTGTAAGCCCTATATTGACCTGTTCATTGCAATTTACAATATCACTCGCACCTTCAACGAAGAAAGAATCAATCTGATCCTCCCTGTGGGTGAAAACAAACGGTAAAATACCGTATGGGTTTGGTTGCTCACTTAAAATTTTCCCATCCTCATTAAGTACGGCATATTTTTCAGCATCCCAATATCCCCATTGTAATTTAGTTGTATTTGATAAATCAGATGTCTTATTTAGAAGGGGGTAGATAATTGCCTCTGGTTTGAATGGATCATCTCCAAAATATGTTTCAAAATAATAAATTGGTCGATAGTCGAATCTATCTTCCTGCCAAAAGACTCTATTGGCAATAGTTCCCAGTAAGCGAGTCATCCTTTCTGAATGTTTCATCCTCACATCTTTAGTTGGGATAAGTTTATTGTAGGCACTCGTCTTATTGCCGACAGTCCTTTTTGCACCTAAAGTGTAAATACGACTTATTTTATTGATAAACTTACGTGTAAAATTTGTAACAGAAGGGGGAATTTCTGTAAAAGCCTCCCCTGTAAAGAAATCTTTAATATAAGATTCAGTAGACGTACCAGAATAATAGTCTAAAAACTTTCTTATTTCTTCTCGCTTTGCATGGGCATTTGACAGCTTAACTTCTGTTAATTTATTTTTAATTAGTTGTTCAATCATCTTTGAATCCTTTTCATTACTGTGTTTTTCATGGGAAATCTATTAGTGATAAAGTACCTGAAGGCATCACATCCATGATCGTGATAACCGTCTTTTACTGGTTCGTCCTTTATTGGCTTACCATCTTCTGTCTCTGGATAACGGTATTCCTCGAAATCTTTTATAACATCTGTGCATTTTTTATCCACATGAACCCGTCGAGTCCCTTCTGCACTTTCAAAAAACCCTCTCGCATAAGATACGCTTGAGGTTATGTTCCTACTCAACCTATCTCTCATACATAGGATTCTAATTCCGCTTCTCCTAAAAATTTCCATATCTCCCGCACCCGACTGCCCTTGGACGCTCGATCCCGCAGGGTCACCATAAAACGAAGTAATAGGATAGCCTTTAATTTTGATCATCTTAATTAAATCTTCTGTTTTGATGTTTTCTTTGTGAAGAATAGAATCAAATACTCTAATATGTTCAGTGTCCCCGATCCATTGAGTTTGTATAAATAATACCGCAGGCATACGGTAGCCAAAATCGATTGAGCAATAAGTGGGTAAATCCTTATCATAAGAAAACTCACCAACATCCAATTCTCTATCAAAATCCCATACCTTACCTTGAAAGACTGAAAATTCAGCCCCAAATTCTTGTCCAAATAATTCTTTCGACATATTGCGTTTACGCTCTATAATCGCAGGGTCACTTTCTCCGAGGGGGAACTCATATTGATTGATCCACGATGGGGCAGAATGACTTTCCCATTCATCGTCTATTTCTCCAAGCTTGTATAAATCGTAAACCCAATTTCTCCCCTCTGGGGTTGTAATAAAGATTACCTTACCTTTGCGTCCAGCAACAGTTGGTGATAAATACATATCCCAAATTTTTTTATTCATTTTTGCCACTTCGTCGATCACCAGAAAGTCCAAGCCTTCGCCGACGAGACTATCTGCGTTATCAGCACTCATGCCTTCAACGGTTGTTCCCCATTTGAATTTGATATACATATCTTTTTCAGATGATCGAACAATGTCATCTCCATGACCAATAACCATTCTCTGCCATATCTCCCTAAAGATTAACCTTGCTTTTTTATAAGACATTCCAACAACCCATACTCTTTTATTGGGTTGGGACGCAACAAAACAAGCTTCCATCGCACTCGCCCAAGTTTTTCCAAATCTTCTTCCGCACACCATAATGTGAAAACGTGCATCTGGTTTAGAAGGATAATGTAGAGCTAACTGACCATCATGCGGTGTATATCCAAGATACTCAAACCACTTTTTTTTAAAATCGTAATTTTTTTCTTGCATTATAGTTATTTATAATATATATTATACTATACATTTAATGCAAGTGTATTTTTATTAACTCACTAAAGAGGTTTAAAATGTCAGATGAACAAACAGTCGATACAGACGTAAAAAAGGCAGAAGGGACAAAACCCGAGGCAAATGGTATACCCCGTTCAAGGTTGAATGAGGTCATTGATGAGCGTAATGCTCTCCGTGATAAGATTCAAGCCTATGAACTTAAAGAGGAAGGGGCAAAGAAAGCGGAACTCGAAAAACGGGAACAATGGCAAGAGTTAAATGCCGAACTTCAAAAAGAAGTGGATTCCTATAAACCTTTCAAGGATAAATTTGATGTCTTGGATGGTAAAATTCGATCAGATGCTTTAAGCAAACTTCCTGAAGGAAAACAAGAAAAATTTAAGAATCTCAATACTGCTGATCTTTTAAATGTTGTTGAAGAATTATCTATTAAACCTAATCCTCCTGATAATGCAGGTACGGTAGACACAAAGATACCGAAAGATGGATGGAAGAAGATGGATATTAAAGAAAAACGCAGTAATTGGTCAAGTATTGTGGATTCCTACAAACGATAGGAGTCATTAAATGGCTAATGTAACAGTAACAACTGCTGCTAATTTTATTCCTGAATTATGGGCTGACGCAATTTTAGATTACGCAGAACGTAAATTCTCGTTAAAAAATCAAGTAACAGATGTTTCATCCTTACTCTCTGGTGGAGGCGATACGCTTCATATTCCAAGAGTAGACGAAGAAACTGCTGCAGCTAAATCGGCTGATTCAGCAGTAACCTATTCCGCTAACACGGATGGGAAAACAGACCTTTCCATTGATCAACATTTCTACGAAGCTAAACGCATCGAAGATGTTGTTCGGGTACAGGAAAGTGCTGACTTATTTAATATGTACGCAAAATCAATGGGCTATGCCTTGGCAAAGAAAGTTGAAAATTATCTCGCAGTAGATATTATTCAATCTGCAACTGCTAACGATGTAACGCTTGCAACAGATAATACATTACTTTCTTCTGAAATCCGTTCAGGTACGCAGAGTTTAATGGATATTGGTGTTGATTATACAAGTGAGACATATTTGTATTGCTCACCTGCGGCTTACAATTCATTGTTTGCTTTAGATGAATTTTCGCTTGCTAATGAAGCTGGTAGAGCTTCTGCTCATGTTACGGGTAGTCAAGGTTCAATCATGGGAATGGATGCTTTCTATTCTGTCGATTGGGACGATGATGGTGGTACTGGCGACGAATCAGCATCTATCTTCACAAAAGATAGTGTTGTTTTTGCAATGCAGATTGCTCCAAGAGTGCAAAGTGCATACGATATAGATTATCTCTCAACCTCCGTGGTTGCGGATGTTCTTTTCGGAGCTTCTTTAGTGCAGAGTGCTGGCGATTCAGCAGGACAGATTGTTAATTTCAACAATCCCTAATAGGTAACATTATGGGGAGGGTGTAACGCCCTCCCCCTTTAAACAGATGCCCATGAGAAGTGTCAGCTCGGTAAGGCATCAAATAGGAGAACAAGATGGCAGACATAGGAAGATATTCCGTAAAACAATCAGGCAACCTTGGTTTAGGACAAGGTGGCTTTAATACTTATACAGACACAAGTCTCCATTCGGGGAATTGGGTCGCATTCAAAGCTGTTCATGGTGATGCCGTGATAGCAAGCTCAACCAGTGCCACTGGTGATAACCTCCCTGCTTCAATGACCCTCTCGGAGGGTGATGTTGTATATGGTGACTTTACAGCGGTGACTCTTACAAGTGGAAAAATTTTAGCCTACATTGGCTAATGTTACGCTTGAATTTAAGAAAACCAGTGAAACGAAAGACTTTTGGGACGAAAGTCAAATCGTTTTTCAAGCGATTATTAGGAGGATAAAATGTTAAAATTAGGTTTAACATTGGCAAAGAGACATACCGTAAGAATATGGGAAGCAACAAAAAACTTTTTAACATCCACTGGTGGCGTGTTCCACGACTCTGATGGAAAAATATTTAATGTAATATAGAGGAAATAAATTATGGCAAATTATGACAGTACCCATACAGGGGCAACAATAGACAGTGCCGTTAGTCAGGTAACAGATTCAACAACAGATTTTAACGTAGACAGCAATACTCTTGTAGTAGATAAATCAGCAAATTCCGTCGGTATTGGAACTGATAGTCCATCTCAGCAATTGGACATTAAACAATCTGTAGTTGGAAACCTCACAGCTAGAGTTTACAACGAAAGCAATTCGAATCTCACTGACCATG